TATCTTCGGGCATGTGGAATGCAAAAGAATAATTTACCAACCTGGAACATGCTTCTACTACGTGGTGTAGAGCTTGGTAAGATGCAAGGCATTGATACTGATGATGCCTTCTTCGGTTTACTTGCCCACAAATAAAGCTTATAATAGAACCTAACATAGGGTTGAATATGAAACGAATGGTCTTTGATACTGCGAATATTTTATTTCGCGTGGCAGCCGCACATGGTGCCCACAATAAAGGTGGAGCCCCTGAAGAGCAAGCTGGACTAGCGATGCATATGGCATTGCGTTCATTGAACAAATACTACAAGCAGTTCAAACCAGATCAAGTTGCTGTTACCTTTGAAGGTGCAAAGAATTGGCGTAAAGATTATACCAAATCTCCTGACTGCAAATCTGGCAAAGTTTATAAAGCAAATCGTGTAAAGGATTCCTCTATGGAACCTTTCTTTGAGTTGATAAAAGCATTTGAAGAACTTGCACGTAAGCATACCTCATTGGTTTGTTTGTCAAATCCTCTTCTTGAAGGTGATGATCTCTTTGCTGCTTATGTTCGCCGCTTTACAGATCAAGGTGATGAAGTTATTGGAGTCTCTGGAGACAAGGACTTTGTTCAGCTTTGGAAGCACAAGGGCTTCACACTCATCAACCCAGATAATGGTAAGCCACGCACATTGATTGATACATGCGGAGTAGATGATGCCGATTATTTTATGTTTGAGAAGGCATTTCGTGGTGATAAGGGTGATAACGTATTTCCCGCGTATCCACGTGTTCAAGCAAAACGATTGCAGAAAGCAATTAATGATGATTATGAACTTACCAAGTTGATGAATGAGACTTGGAAGTTTAAGGACCCTGAGACTGGTGCTGAAACAGAATATTTAGTATCAGAGTTGTTTGAGGAGAACAACGTTCTAATGAACCTTGAATGCCAGCCCGACAACATCAAGAAAGTTATTGAAGAAACTCTCGATCACGAGTTAGTTAATCACGGAAAGTTCTCTCACTTCCACTTCACTAAGTTTTGTGGTAAGTTTGGGTTGAAGCAGATTGCAGAGGATGCAACATCCTTTGTGAATATGTTTAGTGTAACAGGGCAGCGATCGCCTTTGAAAGAAGAGACCACTGCAGTTCGTAAGAAAGCATTACTGGAGTTTTGATGAAAGCATTTACATTATCTAAGAAGTCTTGGCACTGGCGTCTCGCTAGTTATTATGGTCCTGCCCATGAATATGAATTTATGGATGGTGGGGATGGTGACCTATGTTCATACATGGCTGCTGTCCTAAAGGGCCTAGCGATTGTCTGTTTGGTTACTATGGGACTGGCGATGGTTGCATTTTTAGAAGGCACTATAGGTGCTTGGTTAGTTTTTGTGATCAATAATGGAATGATTAAAATGGATGATGCAGCAGTTGCAGCAACTGTTATGAATATATTCTTTGTGGTTTTTGGAGTTAGTATTTTCTTTTCCATATCAGAAACTGGAAAGAATTTTCGCGCTAAGATTAGTGCGCTGAATCTCACCCCACCAGAAGATTCTTTCTTAGTATTAGCATATCGCAGCTTCAAAGATAAGACTTGTGTAAGGTTAGTAGTTCAGTAACCTGTAATCAGTCAGTGAGACTCCTATAAATATCAGGTGAATATTCAACCGTGGGTTTTTAAAACGTATGCACGTTATCCCACTATACTAAAGGAGTCTCCATGGCAACACAAGCACGCGAAACAATCGACCTTACCCCAACATCTCTTCCACACGTTTTCTTATGTGACATTGATGATTCAGGTCTCATGAAGGAAATTTTGGTCGTAAAGAAGTTCAAAGATGGTTCTTTGTACTACGTCGAAATTGATCCACTTCACGCAATTGATAAGGGTCGTATCAAGAAGATCGTTACTTCTCAGCACGCTGACAAGTATGAATGCTGGGAATTGCTTTCTCAGTCCAAGCTTTCTAATGGTATGAATGCTCTTGACTTCTTCCACAGCAACAACGTTAAGGTTAAGCGTCCAAAGGGAGCTCGCGCATCCTCTGGTGGTCTTGATACCGTTCAGGCATATAACTCTGACAAGATGATTGGTTCTGACTTCGTCAATCCAGCAGAAGCAACACTTGACCGCGCAACAGGAAATTTTAACTAAGTCCTTTTAACTTAGTTGCACAGCGCTGCTGGGACCTGGAGAAATTCAGGTCCCAGTTTTGTTTTATAGTACTTTTAGTTATAATAAATGATACTCGCCGAGTATAAATAATAGTTCATCACCTATATTTTGATAAGAAGCTCTGCTCTCTAACAGTAAGAAAGTATGACCAACACCCCTTAAAAGGAGAGGCCTACCCAATGAAGTTAAGTAACTTTGTTCTATCAATTTTTGCAAGTATGGTATTAGGATTAGCAGTTAGCAGTTCTTATTTTGTTATCTCGAAACAGTCATCCGCAGAAATTACAGTCGCATCCGATAGCTCTAGCAATAAAGTTAGTATGGATATCCCGAAAAACCTATCTCATCACCAGGCAGAACTTTTGAGCCAAGCATATGAGATAGCCCAGAAAGATGGGCACAAGCAACCACAAATTCTACAAGGCATTATTCTTCAGGAATCAAAAGCCGGTGAACTCAAATCCTACAAGGTAGCAGGTCAAGAATTCGGGTTAAAAGCAAATGCACGTTACTACGGCGTTGCACAGATTAAATTAGCAGCAGCTCAGGATGTTTTGAAATCATTCCCTGACATGAAGGAGCAGTTTGGTTTCCACACCAACACTGATGAAGAAGTAATCGCTAAGCTGATTGAGAACGATAAGTTCAACATGTCAATCGCTAGCAAATATCTCTTGTTACTCCGGAACGCCGGATATGATACAATAAAGCAATTAGCAGTAGCATACAATCAGGGTGCTGGTGGTGCTAGGAATATTGACCCTAACAAGAATCAATATTCGAATGGTGTTATGGCTTACATACAAACAATCAAAATCAATTGATCAAGCAGCAAAAATTAGAAGACCTCATCCTGGAGAAAGTCCCGGGTGGGGTTACTGACTCTCGGGGTTTCTACTCCTTCAAGTGTCAATGTTGTAATGACTACAAGGTCAGAGCAGGATTCAAGTTTGATGGATTACAAATCGGATACAACTGTTGGAACTGTGGAACTACCGGAAGGTATGAAGAGTTCTCTGGCAAAATTTCTAGAAAGATGCGAGGCATTTTGAATGCTCACGGCATCGATGATACAGAAATTAGTTCAGTGGTTAACAGTTCCTTCTTCGTAGAAAAGAAAGAGGACACCAAGATTAGTCTTGCTACGCTAGCAAAGATAAATACTTCTACTCCAACAGTAAAGCTTCCAGAGAAATCCTTTCAAATTGGAAACTGTATTGAGTTCATTGATTACCAGATTAAGTTGGTAGAGTATCTTGAAAGCAGAAAAGTAGATGTGAATAAGTTCCCATTCTATTTCAGCTTAGAAGATCGATTCATTGATCGAGTCATCATCCCATACTATCGTGGTGGTAAGCTGATCTATTGGCAAGCTAGATCGATTCATGACCATGAAAAGAAACGATACGACAATGCACCAGTTGGTAGAGAAGCAGTTTTGTTTAACTACGATGCATTGAACTCCTATTCAGCAGAACCACTCTTCGTTTCAGAAGGAGTCTTTGATGCTATGATGTTCAATGGTGTTGCTACTCTGGGAAGTAAGCTAACACCAGCTCAATTAGAACTCCTTCACAAATCAAATCGCAAGTTAGTCTTCGTGATTGACAAGGATGAGAATGGTAGACACCTCGCAGAGAAGGTGCTTAGAGAAGGATGGCAGATTGCTTTCGTTCCTAATGGTTCCAAAGACCTGAATGAATGTGTAGTCAAACACGGCAGAACCTGGACTGCATGGCAGCTTATAAAGAACCTGCCGAAAGACGCTGACTCTGCACAGCTTGCTATCAATATAAATTGTACATAACGTTGGAGATATTATGGATTCAGAAAAGCAAAAAGTTATGTTAAGCTGTATGTTAGGTAATCGAGACCTAATGGCAATGTGTTCAGGCATTATCAAGCCTTCCTATTTTGATCCTTCACTCAAGAAGACAGTGAAGTTCATTCAAGAGTATTTTACCAAGTACAAGGATGTGCCCAAGTTCGGTGCAGTGAAGGCAGAGACAGGAATTACACTTGAAGATCTTGGTAAGATTGAAAAGGCAGACATCAATTATGTCTCTACCGAAGTAGAAGAGTTCTGTCGCAATCGAGCAATCACTGAAGCAATCCTACAAGGCCCAGACCTTCTTGAGAAGGGAGACTTCGGTGAAATTTTGAAGACCCTTCGTGATGCTATTTCAGTTGGTCTTATTAAAGACTTGGGTATTGATTACTTTGCAGACCCTGAAGCCCGTCTGTTGAAGACACTTGATGACTCACAGAAATATTCAACAGGAATTCCAGAGTTAGACAACCTTATTGGTGGTGGTGTTGCTCGTCAAGAACTCTTGATGTTCGCTGCAAACTCTGGTGGTGGTAAGTCGATGAACATGTTGAACCTAGCTAAGAATTTCTTAGCGCAAGGTTTGAACGGTGTTTACATCTCTCTAGAAATGTCTGAAGGTGTTGTCTCTAAACGCCTTGACTCGATGATCACGAAGATCAGTCAGGACAACTTGCTTAAGGAGATGTCGAAGGTAGCATCTCTGGTTACTAAAGCAAGTGATACTTACGGTAAGTTCCGCATTAAGAGAATGCCGGAGAATCGAACCAATATAAATACAATCCGATCATGGTTGCAACAGCTTGAACAGTCTGAAGGTTTTAAACCTGACTTTATTGTTGTTGATTACCTTGATATTATGGGAACGACTATGTCGATCTCACTTGACAACTTGTTCATCAAGGACAAGTACGTTACGGAAGAAGTACGAAGCTTGGGCTTTGACTTTGATGCGATTATGATATCAGCATCTCAGTTAGGTCGCGGTGCTATTGATGCTGAGAAATTAAATCAGGCTCACATACAAGGCGGCATCTCCAAGATAAATACATCTGACTATACTATCGGTATTAAGCAGGATGACTTGCAGAAAGCTGCTGGTGAACTTTGGTACGAGTGTTTAAAATCTCGTAACTCCGACGGAGTAGGTAAGAGAGCATTGTTAGCATGGGATCCAATCTCACTAACAGTTTCATCGCCAACCAAGAAAGGACAACAGCTGCAACTCAAAAAGAAATCTGATGTAATACTAGATGGTCAAGCACCAGTTTTTAATCGCGCACCCAAATCTGACGGCTTATTAAGCCTGATGAATAC